GCTGCCCTATTATTTTTCCAAAGCGTTTGATCTTGGCTAGTCATTGATTCATATTTGTCAATCGTCATTCTCCAATCGCTAGAACTAAGCAAATTTTTTAATTCTGTTATTCTAACTTTTTCATCTCTAAGAGTAACATAAGTAGAATAGTAATCTTCTATCTCTTGTAAAGTTGGTTTTTTTGTATCCGATAACCAAACAAGCCCATCATATGAGTCACCGTTAAGAGACCATGTTTCACCAGGTCTAAGATAAGTTAGTATATTTGCTATATCCATGTTATGCTCCTACTTCCATTAGTATCAACGTCGAGATAGTCCTTGAATGAACAGCAGTATCTGCATCAATTCCACTCCTATTAACGTAATGCACGCTACCTCCATCCGATGCAATTTGTATTTTATATGTAATAGCGGTTACGCTTGATGGAGTGTCCTCTCCGTTAAGCGGAATTGTAACTAATTGGGCGGATGGGTCTGAACTTCCTAAATATACCGTTCCAGTCGAACGAGTCCTACTACCAGCACTGTCACCTATTAGTATAGGAGTTGCATCTCGCAGAATTCTAAAATATGTAAAAACATCTGCACCTGCCCCTCTTGAAACTGATGCAAGAATTATTATTTTGCTAGTTGCACTTATAGGCGTTATGGTTGCACTGAGACCAGTTATATCAGCAAAAACCCCAACAGAGCCAGAGTGACTGAATGTATCTGTTTTAGTTACACTTACAACTTGTAGAGGTTTAACTATTGCAGAAATACCTGTTACCTGCGACTGGAGATCATTTGTATTAGAATAAATCCTGTTAAATTCTGCTTCAAAAAAATCACCATCGTTTGGCGTTGTTTGGCTCCAAACTATTGTTTTAGTTGCGACTACTGTCATGTAATTACCTCTTCCTTGTATTCAAAATCATAAATTAAAGTTCCAACTTTTGGCTTATTATTAAAAGTGTTATAAAAAATCATTCTTGCATCAGAAGCAAACATCCCAAATTCATTTACATCTTCACCATTGTTTTCAGTTTCACCTATTGTTAGAATGTAGGTTCTTGTCCCATTACCGTTTTGTAAAATTCTAAGTTGTTTTGAGTTTGTTATATTTTGTAAATCTGTGTCTGTTATTTGTGGATCACCAATTGAACCATCACCAATTTTCCCTTCATCAACATTCAAATTTGCTTGAGTATTTAAAAGAGTAAGACCATCTAATTTTCCCAAACCGTTCAACTTTGAATGTCTCTCTGTGTATAACAAAGGCAAGGAGCCAAAAGAAAATTTTACTCTAACTTTTGCAAATACACCAGCAGCTCTAATTTGATCTATTGTAGACCCCAAAAGCAAAGGTGACTGGATATTGTTAGGCTCCCCGACAACTACCAATTCAACTGTTGCAGGTCTTTTTGCTGATGGATTTAATGGTTCAAGTCCATTCAATGCCGAATCCCCATCGAGATAAAGAGTTCCTGAATTTTTCCATCCTTCAGTTGTCACAAAGATGGTGCCGTTTAACCCTGCTATAATTTTTCCAATGGAAATAATTTCAGGCAATGAACCTCTTGAGATTCTTTTAAGAATTGCGATCGAAACAAATAATCTAAAATCATTGTCACTTTGTCCAGGTATTCTAGATTCATTAACAAGTTTTCCAACCAAATCAAGATTTGCACCTTCAACATTTAACAAGTCATAGATTCCAGAAATATCATTAGCTGTTTGAATTATTTCGTCCAATTGTAAGGCATAAAGTTTCCACAACTTCCCAACAATAGAAGTTTCATCACGATTTAAGATCGAAGTAGGAAATTTATTTAATCGTTCAACTAAGCTCATGTTATATCAAATGTCACGTTTGAATTGTCAACTCTTGCATAGTTAGTATCTATAATTGATACCTTACGTAAGGTGCTTGGCACTGTTGGAGACAATGCAATAAAAACTTCAATGTCTTCAATTCCAACTATCCCATCAAATTTTGATTCTATCCCCCAAGCCAAAACATCTTTTCCAGCCCCTAATCCTGGATAGTTTGTTGCAGTAAGCCCTTCAGTATATACGCCACCTACATACTGAATGATAAGTTTTCTAATTACTTCTTCATTTGTGGAAACCCAATCTGAATTAGTCGCAATGAATACTTTAACATTGACAAGAATTTCACTTGCAAGGCTCCATCTCATTTCTTGAGGGATCCCGTTTTCATCAGTTACACTGTAAGATTCTGTTCCAACTGGTTCGATCCCTCCAGCTTTTGACTCATAGATTGCAGTCGCTATATCTTCATCTGTTGCAGATCCAGAAACTACAACCTCTATTGAGTGAGGTGGTCTTCCATCAACTTCAAAATTTGCATAGTTTTCAAAAACAAAAACAACCCCAATATTTGGAACTTGTAATACTCTGTCTCGGATTGCCGAAACCGTTGAACCACCAGCAGACGACCTTTCTTTATATCTTGCCCTTAATTCTGCATCGGTCTCAATTGCAAGACCCCCAGAAGACGCCGTTGGATTTGTACCAGATGCAACTCCAGAAAGTGGATTCACAATTTCATTTATTGAATTTGCAACTACAACACCTTCTGCCCCTGCTAACACTGCCCGAAAAAGCATAGATGTTCCAGAGGCAAAAGCAGAAGTTGATTCAACATTTTCAAATTGAACACCTTGAGGAGTTTGGAATAAATACCCTTCTGGAATAGTTGTTCCATCATCAGCATATACAACCTGTTGAACTGTTGCTTTAACAGATGGACGGCGGGAAATTCCACCTATTGCAACCTTCCTGTCAAGTTGGACACCTTCCGCTGAATCAATATCATTTGCATAATAAACATCTTCTAATGTGTCCCAGGCTTCTTCTCCAACCTTTGCCATCAATTGAATAAACAAACCAATTTCACCGTATGGTGTTAAATCAACATCCGATCCAAAATATTCTGGTTGTTTTGCAAGTGAACTTAATTCATCAAAAATATCATTGTATGTTTTTTTTACAAAACCTTGTGGGGTAACTCCGAAGGACATTAGACGATTACCTCTTGGGTAGAATTTAACAACCCATAGGTTGTTTTGAGTTGGAAAGAAATTGAAATCATTCTTTCCGATCTCGAAAAAGATGCGGTGATGAAATCTATATTTAAGACAGCAGGCTCTTTTTTTATTGCAGTTTTAATTTGAACGATTGCTCGTTCTTGGAAAAATACTTTTTGGTTGAGAAGACCTAACCAATCAACACCTTCAGAAGTTGCAAGAAACCATTCCCCTAATCCAAGTGAGATTCTATTTTCAATTATTTGTTTGAGTGCTTCAATACCTTCAACCCAAACGAGTCTTCCAGATTGCATGACCAAATCATTATTTGTATTTTTTAGAGTTCTCACAATTTGAGATTTTACAAAAAACGACAACTAGCAAGAACTTATTGGAATGAATGGGTTGTCTTGTAGATACGGATTAAGATAAATTTTGTGGAATCCCTGTTCCAATGTTGATAACAATCCCTAAAGTTGCATTACCTAAAATCTGACTAGCCATTGCAAGTGCAGCAGCTTCTTTGTCAGAAGTTGGAGCAGATAACACGAGCAAGGGAGGGAGTGAACCTATCGAATAGCCAGACATTGCACCCATAATCGTAGAATAAAAAGTTTGAACGGCTGCATAAAATCCAACATTCATATCATCACTTGCAGGATTGTTTCTTAGATAATCACCTAATGTTTGAGCAGCAGAAGCCACAGCAGAAGACCCTGGAGAGACAGAAAGAAAACCATTCTTGAAAATAGTTTCCCAAAGATCACCTACTTTTTCTTGAATTTCTGGATTCGTGGGTGGAATTTCATAATTCCAATCATAGGGGGAAACCTCATTGAAGAAGTCTTCCAATTCAGATTTCATTGCATCAAGATCAATCGCCATTATTGGATTGGGAGAATTGGTCCGACTGTTGGACCAAATACAGTAATATGACCATGATTATTTCCTCGGATTTCAGTCGATCCTGTTTTTGTATCGATAGGGAACACGACAAAATCATCACCAAACTCCGCAACATCCGTTCCCTTAATTTTAATTTTCAATTTATCATTCTCAAAATACATATAAGAATCAATTGACGATTGAGTTGTTCCAGGGACTCTCTGAACTACTGAAGCATTCTCCAATCCAAAAAGTCTTTCTGATTCAACTGATTTGACTTTGTTATATGACTTTGACATATCAAAGGTTGAGAATGTAACCCAAACAATATCACCAGATTTGTAATCAGGACGGAAATAAAAGTCTTTAGTGAGTTGCAAGAATTGAACTTTTGCTTTAGAAATTATAGGATAATCTTTCTTTGTTCCTTCATCTTCCAATTGCAGCAAAGGTTTAATGTCTGCTTCCATCTTATTTTTGTTATAAGAAACAATTTCACAAATCATTCCAAGATTTATTTCCTTGGCTTTTTCTTTCCAAAAATCTTCCAACATTAAAGGTAAGCTCATAATTTAATAACCTCAAATTCACATTCTGCATTCCCAAAACTAGAAAAAGTCTTCTTGTAAGATGTAATCTTAAACGAATTTTTTAAATCTTGAGATTCGACCATCACATAATCGCCAACCTCAATGTCATAAATAAAAAGCGTTTTTATTTTGTACCCACTTGGAATTTTTTCGGGCTTCCCAATTAGTCCAGTTGTCGGGCTTAATAATTTAGCCTTTTTTAATCTTGGAGTAATGGGAGAAATTCGGATCAATCCATTCTTAAAAGTGAATTCTGATTTTGTATCTCTACAAATTTGTCTAACAGCGTCAGAAAATTTTCGGATTGTTATTGATGGGTAGCTCTTAGATTGTCCTAACTCGATAGAAGATGCAAGGACTCCAACAGATGCAAACATTGCAGTAAGTACAAATTTCGCTGACATATTATTGTAAGTTTGATTCACGTAACCATTGATCCATTTTCCAGAAATATCCCCGATTTTTGCTTCAATAATTCTGTCAGGTGGACCGAACGAAACTTTAAAATCCGTAACTTCTCCGATAGTACAAGTTCCATTCAGTTCTTTGTAGCCTGCTTCGATTAAGATTTTGGGATAAATTGTTTTCCCACCAATCTTTTTAGATTCAAAGAGTTTAATTGTATCGTTAGATGGATTGTATAGTTTCAAAACATTTGACATCAATGTCCCAATTTTTGCAGTCTGAGTGAATTCAATTGAAAAAGGCGGAGATTTAAAAGCCTTCCCATCAATCGTTACGGTACAAACTCTATCGAATAGTTTACTCACGTTCTAATCCTAACAATAGCAAAATTGTATTTCCTAAAGATTCTGAATTGACTGTTTGGTTTGGTAATGCCAAGTTTTGAGTAAGTTCTAAAATATTTATTGGTACAACATATTGAGAAATATTTAATCCCTCTACAACAGCATTTACAATGTCGCTCGCATAAGTCAATTTAGTTGTATATAGAAGATTTTCTTCTTCATCTCGGATCTCTACTGTATAAAAATCATGTGTCTCATTGTATCTGAATAACCAAGACAAGGTTGAATTTCCAATTGTGAAATCTTTTTCGATTGGAATCTCACTCGCTAGGATTGGAAGAAAATCAAAAGTAGCCATTAGAATAAACCCTTTAACAATGATTTTGAACCTGCAACTGGTGCCGTTGTTGAAGTTGATTTCTTTGCTACCGATCCAACTTTTGGAACTGTAGGAGTTGTTATATCAACAGTAACAGATGAAGCAATGACAATTTTTTTTAGGGTCAAAGATAATGACCTTCCACTTCCATAATCTATAGATTGGTCTGAACCAAAAGACTCGATTGCAAAATCCTCATAATCTTTTTCATAAGAATAAAATGTTAAAAGTTCCCTTTCATCTCTCCAAGTTTTAAGTTGATCCAATCTTTCCGAAACAGTTTTATTCAAAAATGACATTGGATCTGTTACGCTTAAATCATCGTCAGTGATAACGATTGAAAGTGTAACCGTTTCTGGGTCATATTTAATATGATCTTGTACATCAGATCCTTTTTCCACAGCGTGAGTTGTGATCTGTGCAGATTGAGATTCTTGGATAGACAAAGTAGAATTAAACAAAACATCATTGTCACCGTCTGACAGGAAAGTTCTTGATCTTGTTCCTTGGATTGCATCACTTATTTTCTCAGTTAAGCTCATGCAGGTTGTAGTCCTAATTGATTCCTGTAAATGTTATTCGATAAATCATCTAAGGCAGACATCACAGCGTTTTTAATTGCTTCGCCTGCTTCAGTTCCACCTGTCACCTGGATAGTAATATTTCCAACCAAGGATTGTATTTGGATCCCTCCGCTCTTAGATGATCCACTGATTCCAGAGCCAGGACTCGCAAAACCTTGTGATGATTTTGTGATAAAAATATTATCGTCAGGGTGAGTTTGAACTACTTCCCCCGTCTTTGTTATTATTGCATCATTGACCTTTGTTACACTAGAAGATGTTTCACCACCTCCGCCTCCAGTGCTTGCAATCAATTTTACAGCCCAATCAGGGAGTAAATCTTTTACAAAATTCTTTATGTCCGAACCTAACTCTTTGAATTTTTCTAAAACTTTATCAGGGATTCCACCAAGGAAACTATTGATTTCATCCCAATAGAAGAATAAAGCAGATATTGGGAACATAGCCATAATTAAATACTTACCGTATTTTTTTGCAAAATCAATGAGTGAATTAAATGATTTTTTTATAAAATTAAATCCAGCTTCAACCCCTGATTTTATTTTATCCTTCAAATCTACAAATGGTCCGAAAAAATCACCAATCACAGATTCCCCTCCGTCCATCCAAGTTAGAAGGTCATCAATAACCAATACGATTCCAGCGATTGCAGCACCTACTAAAGCAGCGATTGCAATGAACGGAAGAAAAGGTGCAATCATAGCCCACCCAGCAGTTGCAACAGAATACAAAGCTCCAACTAATATTGTACCAATGACAGGAGCCAATGCTAGCAATGCAATTTGCAACCTTCCAGCTCCTTTTTCGGCATCAGTAAAATATTCGATTAAAGGTAAAAATAATTTCAGAAGTGGAACGAAACCTTTTGCAATAACAGCACCAAGATTTTCCTGGAAATCACCTGTCGCAGTGTTAAGCCTTGCTTGTAGTCCAGCAGAAGATTCCGCATAAATATTATATTGATTTTGAAGGTCATTGGATTTTTCCTGAAGAACGTTTAACAATAATGCTTCCCTTTTTTTCTTGGAAATTTCATCGAATCCAGATCCAATTGCTTTAAAACTTTCTATTGAATCAGCAAAAATTGCATTGGATTTTAAAAATCCAACTCTGCCAGAAGTGATGGACTCCTGTGCTTTCTGCATAGTTGTTGCTATGTCCTCCCCTGTAATGCTTGATAGTTGTTGAAGACCTGTCATTGATTCCCCAACAAATTCAATTGATGCTCCATATTTCAGGGCTGCATTAGTAGCTGTTAGAAGTTCACCTTCTGAGGATATGCCCTTAGATAAAGCGATAGTATTATTCATTGCATTTTGGATTGCACCGTAACCATCACCAGCCAAGTTTTGAGCCATGTTTTTTTGTTTCTCTAATTCCGTATAAGCGTCTAAAGAAGCCATTGCAAAATCTTTCATCTTCCCAACTATTGCAAGCCCGCCTAATGCTTTGAGCATATCACCAACTGACTTAGTTGTTTTTTCAGTTTCCTTTCGTGCTATTGATTGATCTTTTGCAAATTCTAACATTTCTTTGTTTGTATCCAATAAGGATTTTAACAAAGATTCCATTCCTTCATCTAAATTATCAAGAGACGGCGAGGCTTCATCTTTAATCTGTACCGTTGCGTATAAATCTCGAACTGAATCACTCACCGCTTTTTCTCCTATTTGGAATTTTGTTGATTTAACTTTGCAAACTTTTCTGATAATGCTTCATTGATTTCTGAAAGCATATCATGACTAGCTTCATCCGTTTCTTTGTCCGACAACACGCCTTCTAACAAGGGGCGTAGTTGCCACCGTCTGTACTGTTTGCTGGCTAGGTGTCGCCACAGCTTCAGTGTTAATATCCTGACTTGTGTTAGTTCGGAAATCACTTGATTGGAAAACATAGGTCTCCAAATCCCCACGAAGAAATGAAGGTAGGATTCTTACCCATACCTCCGTATATTCTTTTTGCCAAGCGATAAAATCTTCTTTAGTTGTGTTTGCAATTGATGGTTTTTCACCGTTTCGGATATATCCATCAACTGACAATTTGAGGCTTCCATTTTTTGGAATCACAACATGCTCAAAACAAAAATCCATGAGTGGGACGGAGTTTAATCTTATCCCATCATCAACGACTTTTAACGCGGAATTTTGAGCATTTTGGACTGCTCTGTTTCCAGGATGTTGCAAAATATACTCTCGACCATTTACGATTATTGATTCTTGATACACATTTTTCTCCTTTTACAGATGTTAAATGTGTGACTTAATCAACTCAGGCACATGGATAATCCATTCAACATTCTGCTCAGTATCAGCGAACGCCTTATCAGGATCGTTGTCAATCCAAGATTCTTCCCCACCTGCAATAAATTCTGAGTCGGAATTATTTTTTACAGCAACAGGGAGTAAGGCTGGATTGTATTTAAGTAGATCCAATTGGGCATTGCTCGGAGAAGTGCCTTTTAATACAAATGTGATTGTTCCAGAATTATTGTGATTCTTAGTTCTGGAAACTTCCCCCTTTGCTCCAACATGTTTTTTGTAGAGTTCTGGGTCAACTTTTGCAATTGTTATAAAAGTTCCTTCTGCAAAACCAGTAATGTTCAATGGTCCTACATTAAGCGAAACTTCCTCAGGTATGTATGTTCCTAAAAATTTAGACATTTATTTTCTCCTTATACAGTGATTAAACCAGAGATTCTGGCTTCGTGGATAGCACCTGCAAGATAGTACACAAAGGAAATTCCTCTTAGTGTTCTAGTTGCAATATCATTAGTTGCAAGGTCTTCTCGTTTTGGAGAAAAAACTTGATACATATAGAACTTGTCATCTGATTTTTTAAACTCTGATTCTGTTGTTGCTCTTGCAATTATCCCAGCATCACCAGCACGTTTTAGCACAGATCGAACAACAGCAGCTACTCTCTCAATTCCAGTGTTATCCAAAGAAATTTTATCATTGTTAATGAATAAAGAAAGAAGTTCTATATTCAGTTGGTCTTCAACCCAATCAGTCCCGATTGTTGTGTCAATATAATCGCCTGAAGTTGTTATTCCTTCATTTGTAAATACTTGACCTTTTTGCTCTTGGAGTGCATTCCCATTATTAGTCCTAATCGTATTTAATTGAGTAGAAGTAAATCCAGATTCAACTTGACCGTCCAACACTTTCCATTTCCAGGTTGCGGATCCAGGTTGTTTAGGTATATTTTGACCTACCCAAGCAGCTTCAGGGTAATCAGTAGGATCTGAATGTAATAGATAGGCTTCTCTTTTGTTATTTCGAGAATCCAAAATTGTTAAATCAGAACTTGAACCAAAAAACATTTTCTTATTTGCAAGTGCAAAATCACCAGCAGCTTGACCCGCAACCTTTGTTCTTTCTGGAATTGTGATTCCATAGAAATTGTCATCTGTTGCAAGTGCAGTGTCTAGAGTTTCACCTAATGTTCCTGATCCTATTACAACCATCACATCTTCTGGGCGTGGTGACTGTGCAAGCATAGCAGAAGCCATTAGATAGATGTCAGAACTTGTTGAAATTCCAGCGTCAACCAAATCAGTAAGCTCTGTTATGATATACTTATCAAAACCAACTCCTGACCCTGATTTAACAATGATCGGGCGAAAAGATTTCTGAGTGAGTCCTCTCGCTCCGTTCCTTATGTCGATTACAATGTCGTTAATAAAAGCCATTTGCTATTCTCCTGTAAATGTTATATTGTCTTGATCTATGTCATCAATTGTGTTTTCAATTTCGATTGTTTCAATTTTCTCAATTTGAGATTCCCAAACCGAATTATAATCAAAAGAAATATCGAAACCAAGACGACCAACATAAAAATTGTCATTGAAAAAAGATCTGTCTAGTATTTG